ATTTGTAGGAAGCATCATAAAAAATCCTGTAACTGTTCTTGTTCGTTCATTAGTTGTTGTAGATTTTAGTTGATCTGTTGTTTCAGTTTGAGAGTCATTTGGTGTGTTTTGATCTGGTGTTTGTGTTTCTGTTTTAGTTTCATCATCCAAACCCTCTATAACTCTAGATCTATTTGTATATACTTTAAAACTTTCCAATGATGTTTTTTTATTCATAAATTTTCCGTCAATAGTATAAAAGCTCATATATATTCAGAATATATAATTTCTATATAAATTTTTATACTAATTTATAATATGGGTTCTTTAATGTAAAATAAACATCTCTACATTCATTCATTTCTTTATCTAACGTTTTTTTACCTACTATTTCATGAAATGATTCCCCATTTAATTGTCTTAATATAAAATTTAAAGAATAAACACCACATTCTGAACCTTTATATTGATGTCTATTATGATTATATTCTACACTAATTTTATCTTCAATTTCATTCTTAGAATTTGGTTTCATAAATGAATCTGATAAATCTATTTGCTTACATTTATCATTTGAACAACATTTTTTTTTGTAACACCAATTACTTATTCTCTTAACTAAATTACGAATTCTTTTTTCTGGTCTACTACCATATGAATCAAAAAAATAAATTTGTTTTTTTTCTAAATCACTATATAAAGCAACCCAATGAGATCCTGATTTCCAATGTTCATCTAAATTAAATACAAAACCTAATTTTTTTTTTCCTGAATCATATAATTCATCAAAATTTATATCTTTTATTCCTAAAAAAGGTAAATCATCAAAATCTATTGGAACTGCTCCAAAAAATTTAAAATCATTATATTTTTTTTCGTATTGTGACATAACATCATTTATATGAATAGTGCTCAACCATTCAAATTTTCCTTCAGGACCAATGGGTCTGAAAGTATTTTTTAATAAATCTTTATCCTTAATTTTTTTAACAAATTTTTGTTTTAACCAACAAATTTGGTTATCACATATATTTTCTAATTTGCTAGTTAATTCTTGCAATAAATGTCTTTTATCGTTTTTTATATCAATTTTTGTAGAATTAATTTCTCCATTTTCAATAAATATATTAAATGATATTGACATTTTTTTTAAATCTTTTAATGTAAAACAACTACCATCGGAATATTTTTTATTTGGAGCACATTTATTATCTTCCTTACTCATTAATTATGTTAAGATATTATTATTTACTTATACATAATAAATTGTCCATTTTTAACCTCACCAACTTTTATAACTTCATTATTATAAATTGTTCCACCTTCTTTATTTTCTATAAAACACACTTCTCCATTTATTTCGTGTTTTTCTAAAATATTTTCTATTTCTTCAATTTCATTAACTGAATTATTTATCTCTATCGATTCAGAATCATCTTCCACATCAATCAATTGACTCTTTTTAGATTTTTTGAAATTTTTCTTGAAATTTTTTAAATATTTTTCATGCATTTCATCATAATTTAAATTGTAATCTGTTGAAATTTTTAATAAAAGATCTTCTTGAAATTTAACCAAATCAGTTACGTAACTTTTTTGAATATTATCCATTATATGATCATAATCCTTATTAAAATTTGTTAACGATTTAGTCAATGCCTTTAAGCTATTTTGTACCTTCATTTATACTTAAATAATAACTATTCTTAAAATTAATTTTGCAATTTTTTTACTTATATACATTCTTAAATGTTTATAAATTTTCTTAAATACTTAAATAATAATTAGGTAAAAAAATGTATGAATATTAAGTTTAAAAATAGAGAGTATTCTAGTATTTTAGATAATTTAGTAAATAATCAGAATATAGATAAAGATAATATTTGTGCAATTTGTAGGGAACCGTTATTAGTTGACACTATTAAATTAAATTGTAATCACAGATATCATTCAACTTGTTTAATTAATTCATTTATTAAATATGAATCAAAAAAATGTCCATTATGTAATGAATATTTTTCAATTGATTATTTTAAAACTAAATGTCAAAGAGTTTTAAAAAATAAAAATATATGTAATAAAACGTGTTATAATAATGAAGGATTGTGTTCAATGCATTCACGTTTATATCTTATTGAATTACAGAAAGAAGATCAAAAAAATAAAAAATTAGAAAGCTCAATAAAGAAAAAAATAAATGTTAATGAAAAAAAAATTTTAAAACTAGATAATGAAATTAAAAAATTAAAAAATGAAATTAATAGTTTGAATGATCAACTAATAAAATTAAAATAATATTGAAATATTAAATATTAAATTTATTATATTTAAAGCTTTAATTATAATTTATTTAAAATGAATGAGGAGATACAATTAGAATTTCTTAAGGAGATTATTAAGGATGTATGTGAAAATATTACTATTGAATATAATGATATTAATTCAGTAAAAACACATATAATTCAAACAATGGAAATAGTTTTTGATGATATAAGTTATGAACTAATAGATTATAATTTAAATAAATTTATGAAATTATCATTCAAATTTGATAATTCATATGAAGGAAAAGTTATTTATAATAAAGATAATATAGTAATTCCTAAAGAATATAAAAAGTTAGTTGATCATATTGATTTTATTGCTAACTTACCTCAACCAGAACAAAGAACACAAGAATGGTTTGAAATGAGAAAAAATATGATTACAGCAAGTTGTGCTGCACAAGTAATTGGAGAAAATCCATATCCTAAGCAAACACCAGATGATTTAATTTTAGATAAATTAAATTTAGGTCCTAAATTTTTAGATAACAAGTATGTTCATCATGGTAAAAAATATGAAGAGATTGCAACAAAAATATATGAAGAAATTTATAATGTTAGAGTGAAAGAGTATGGATTGATTCCTCATATAAGTCAGCCAATAATTCCATTTGTTGGCGCTAGTCCAGATGGAATTGCAAGTTTTCAGACTTTATCAAATGAATTTTCACCGATGATAGGAAGAATGTTAGAAATTAAATGCCCTTTTTCTAGAGAAATTGTTACCGAAGGTAAAATAGATGGTGAAATATGTCCACATTATTATCATTGTCAAGTGCAACAACAGTTAGAATGTTGTGATTTAGAATATTGTGATTTTTGGCAATGTACAATTGATGAATTTAATTCTAAAGAAGAAATGTTAAATGATGAAAAAGAGTTAAATTATAAAGAAGAACAAAATAAAGATCTCTATATTCCTGTAAATTGTAGACAAGGATGTATAATTCAACTTTTACCAAAAAACAAAATTACACAATTTTGTTTATTTGATGCGAAATATATTTATCCAAAGAATATAAATATGAATCAGTATGAATATGATCAATGGTTACTTGATGAAATAACTAATCTATATAAAAATCATTCTGATTTAATGAAAGATTATGTATTTGATAGAGTTTTATATTGGAAAATTACTGTATGTCATAATGTAAAAATTAAAAGAGATCGTGATTGGTGGAATAAAGTTATTCCAAAATATAAAGAGGTATGGGATAAAATAGTATTATTTAGAAATAATAAAAAAGAATTAGAAAAATTTGTAAAAAGTTATAATGATAAATATAATAGAAGAAAGAATAAAGTAATAATGAAACAAGAAAAATTTGTAAGTTCTGAATCTAGCGAAGAATATCCGATTGAAAAGATAAATGAAAAGCCTAAAACTTCTGATTTGTTTATTGATACTGATTCAGATTAATTTAATATATATTTATTATTTTCTGTATCATAACTTAAATTATTTATACCTATAATTTTTGAACTAAACGGTTCATAGTTAACAATATTGGCAGAATTTAATTTATTTTTTTTAAATTGTTCTAATATCTCATTTTTTATTATTTTACTATTCACTGAATCTTTAATAAAATCATTTAAAAATTCATTTAACTTAATTAATCGTTGCTCTTTAGTTAATTTGTTCCAAGGTCTTCTATATACATAATCCTCAATTTTTGATAACCTTTTTTGAATATCTGATTTATATGTATTTAATGTCTTAGGATCTTTATTAATACTATTAAAATAAGAAATTAAATTATTTATTTTGATATTATAATATTCATCTTTACAATCCTCTAACGCATTTTTTAAAAAAAATAATAAATTATCTTCTATTATATTATTAATTTTGTCATTATAATCCATATTATAATTACAAATAAATTCTTAAGTATTTAATTTTTCAATTTAACTCATTTTCGCATAATAATTTCCACAATCATTTCTACAAATTGGACATTTATATGAATTATGTTTCAACCAATCTGTAATTTCATCTATTTTAAATACATGATTACACGGTAAAATAATAACATCATCATCATCTTGAAATTCATCTAAAGTAATCATACATTTCTTATTATTTAATTTAGTATCATCTTGTAATTCAATATATTTACATTTTTTTAATTTATCAAAACTTTCGTCAGTGATTACAATAGGAATATCTTGATAATTTTGATTTACTGGAACATTATTAATTATTTGATTAAATAGATTTAACACATTATTGTTATTTATTCCAAAATTATTTATTCCTTGTTCCAAAAAATTCGATAAACTAAATATTGAATTAATATTATTTGAAATATTAGGTTCAAATATGTTAAATAATTGATCATTTTCTGGACCATAAAACAAATTATTAAAACTTTGATTAAATGTATTA